TCAGAGTTTTGAGGACCGACCCCAGGAATTCTATCAATAGCCATTAGGAAATCTCCACTCCGCTGATGTGGATATCTACAGCAGTTGCAGATGCTCCACCTGTAATTGTTTGATTAGCAGGAAGAACCTGTTTCAAATCGATAACAGTAATGCTGTTAGCACCAAGTGGAACAGCAGTTGCAATAGGCACCGAGTTAAGTGCAAGTGTTACTGTTGATGAGGTACCTGCACTGTTTTCAAGTACAATATTTGTAATCACAGCAGTGGTTCCAGAAGGAGTTGTATAGAGTGTTGTTCCTGTTGATGTAGTTGCTGCTCCGCGAAACAGAACTTTTGATATAGTAGCCATTATTTACTACCTTTCTTAGATTGCGCCCATAAGGACTAGGATATAGTTGTCGTTAATTGCACTTACATCTACTGCAGCCCAGGAAGAAACTGTGCCGTTAGTAGTTAAATATTTACCTGAGTTGCCAGTCTGAGAAGGAACTACAAATGCAGTTGAATCAGTAGCAACCAAAGTCTTTGATGATGGAATTGTTGTTCCATTAATTGTTCCAGCAGTTGTATTTCCACTTAGTGTAGGAGTCACAATTGTTGGGCTGTTGTCCACTACAAACTTAGTTCCAGTACCAGTCTGGGAAGCAATAGATGTTGCTGCACCAACTGATGTGATTGGACCAGTTAGGTTAGATGGTGCAAGAACTACGTTGTCGAGATAGTACTTAGTGACAACATCTTGTGCGTTGGTTGGGTCACCTACACCTGTAATCTTGTTGGTACCCATTGCAATAGCACCTGACATTGTGCCACCAGCAAGTGGAAGCATTGTGTCAGCATAAGCCTTGGTCGCTGCATCAGTTGATGCTGTAGGAGTTCCAAGACCTGTAATCTTATTAGTGCCCATTGCGATAGCGCCACTCATAGTGCCACCAGTCAAAGACAACTTAGTTGCTAGGTTATTAGTGACTGTAGTTGCAAAGTTGGCATCATTACCAAGTGAAGCAGCCAACTCATTAAGAGTATCTAGTGCTCCAGGAGCAGATGCAATTAAGTCTGTAATCTCTGTTTGCACATAAGCGGTTGTAGCAATTTGAGTTGTATTTGTATTTGCTGCTGCAGTTGGAGCAGTTGGAACTCCAGTCAGCGCTGGGCTGGCTAGTGGAGCATACGTGCTTGATGCTGTGCTTGTTGCCAACTTAGCATCTAACTGTGTCTGAATAGCAGATGTAACACCATCTAGGTATCCAAGTTCTGTTGCAGATACTGTTGATGACGGAGCAATCTTTGTCCAGTCAATTGCTGCAGAAGCATTAATGTCTGCATTGACAATAGTTCCGTCAGCAATCATTGTTGAAGTTACAGTACCAGTATCACCAGCGGTGATTGCTGTGCCTGAAATCTTGGTCTTATCAATTGCTGCAGAAGCGTTGATGTCAGCATTAACTACAGAGTTAGTCAGTGTTAACTTTCCATAGGCAATCTGAGCAGAAGAGTTAACATCTGCGTTAACAATAGTGCCATCAGCAATTTTGCCTGTAGTAACTGCAGAATCTGCTAACTTAGCAGTAGTCACATTAAGGTCTGCAATTTTGGCTGTAGTTACAGCATTTGAAACAATTTTTCCTTCTGTGATTGATAGGTCATCAATCTTGGTTGTTCCAACAGCACCTGTTGCAATTTTACCGCTTGTAATAGCAGAGTCTGCAATATCACCTGTAGCGATAGTTAAGTCAGCAATCTTGGCTGATGTAATTGCGCTATCGGCAATCTTTGCAGTGGTAACGTTTAAGTCTGTAATCTTTGCAGTTGTCACAGCGTTAGATGCAAGCATTGCAGTTGATACATTGCCTGTGCCAGTTGACAAAGTTACGTTAGCAAGAGTTAACCCGTGAGCCGTGGTTGTGTTTTCAATATGATTATTAGCCTCACGGAAGTCACGGCCAATAGCCATGTGACGTACCTTAGCGCCAGCAGAGTGGGAGATAGCAGTAGTACCATCAATGGCACGCACAATAGTCAGCGTGTTGCTTGATGATGATGAAGGATGGGTTACTTCTACAATTTCTTCAAGTGCTGTATCTGGGTCAATAACAAGAACGAATGTCTCTAATGGTGATGTATTAGATAGAGTAATACCACCAAGGACTGCCGTAGATGAAGCAACCACCATAGTAGTAGCACTAGAGTTTAATGCTGAGGTAAGAGTGGTTTCCTGGGAAACGGAGGAATATTTGCGGACTGTCATATTTTAGTACCTCGTGTAGTGGATGCGGGTTGGATAAACGTCACGGAGTTTCTTAGTCTCTTCATTCAAGCGTTGCTGATAAAGAGCAAGAAGGAATCGGGCAGTAGATGCACCAGAGCCATATTGAATCTTGGTGTCTGCATTGTCTGCTTCTGCAGATGAGTAGTTGAGTCGACCTGGGTCAACGAAGGATGCTAGGCGATATGCTGCACCGTAAACAATGACATCTTTGCAAGATGAAGGTAATCCTGTAACAGTCTCAAATACTGCATTGGATGCAGACTCTGTTAGCGTAGATGGCTTCTTTGAATAATAAACTTGAATTGTACGACCTGCTTCGATGCGGTCATAGATTGAAATACTCTGTGCTGTTGGAAATGATGTGCTATTAGCAAACATGTCAGCACGATAGTTTCTTACAGGTAACCACTCTTCTGTTGGTCCTGTTGGCTTGTATGAGACGTACAACACTGTCTGAACTTCGGCAGGAAGTGAGTATGTTGTCTTAACTGAATTATAGGTAAAGGTGTGTATTCCAACAGCAAATAGATTAGGAAATACTGCATCAATTGTATCATTGATAGCCTTCTTAATAGTTGCTCGTGGGAAAGTAGGAGCAATTGTTACCTTAGTGTTTGCTGTGTGTGCTGCAGCAGTTGTACCATGGTAGCCACGACCATATGGAGCAACGTTGCCAACTGATGAAATACGGTCATATGTATCTAGCCATATTAACTCGTCATCAATTTCCACAACACCTTTGCCAATATTGGTCACACTACCAAGACTTAGCGACAGACCAGAAGAGGTCACGTCAGCAGTCAAATGAGTAGTACGGTCTTGCCTTAATGTATAGCCTGACAGATTGAGAGTAATCTCATCTACCAAATTGGCATAGGTCGTTGTCATTGGATTCCTTTAAGTTAAATTACTTATTCTTGTTTGCTTTTGCTTTTGCTACTGCTGCTGCGCGACGCTTGTTTTCAGCCGCTACCTGTGCTGCAGTCATGCGCTGTGCACCTTGACCGCTAGTTATTGTTTTAGCAGCACCAAATACTGCCTTAGCAAATGGGTCAGTTGTACCAGACTTCTTTACTGGCTTAGCGCCAGGAGTCTTGTAAGGCATGTTCTGTCCACGAGACTTTTGTAGTGCTTCCATACGCGCTGCATCTGCACTCTTAGCCACTGGCTTAGCAGGCTTTGAGGCTGCTGAACGAGCAGCGTCTGCTGACTTTGCTACTGGCTTTGCTGACATTGCTGACTTCTTTGCTGCTGCTAGACGCTCTGCACCGTACATACGCTTTACGCCCTGTACGAAAGATGCATCCTTTGATGTTGCTGCCTTCTTAAGAGAAGCAGCCATTCCTGCTTTTTTAATTGAATCAATTGTTGCCTGGCTTACTGGTGTGTACAGGTTAGAACCCTTAAGTCCTTTACCGCCACCCTTTGGAAGTCCACGCTTTGGCTTCATCGCTTGTGCGCGAGCCTCATCTGCTGATTTTGCCATTACCATTTCACCTTATCTGCCCAATATGCGGCACTCATTTTTCCTTTGGATATATTCTTTGCATGTCTTGCTTTGAAAGACTTACGACGTGCTGCATATGATGCAGATTCTCCTGCTTTTTTAGGTGAGCCAGAAACGCCTTGCTGTCCAAAGCGGATGGTCTTAACCTGGCTACCTACCTTAGCCACAACAACATGTGACTTAGTAGGGTGGCTTGGAGTGCGCTTAGGCTTGTTATAGCCTGCCACTCCAGCCCGTGTTAATCGTGAGTCTTTCATTATCGATACCTTGCTGTCTTTTTTGCTATCTTTTTAGGTTGTCTTACGAACTGCTTACCTTGTTTTGTTCCTTCACGTTTTGCTTTTGACGTTGCTGCATATTCTGCTGCTGTCAAAGACTTACGTGCTTTTTCAGGAAGGTATCTTTCTCCTGTAGCCTTGGCACCTTGGGTGCTAGGTCTACCAGATTTAGTTCCCCATTTTTCTTTAGTCCATTTGGACAAAGACTTTTGCTTAGATGTTTTAGAGCCAGAGTAACCGCCACCAGCCTTTTCGTAAGCCTGTGCCAGCAACTGTGCTTTACGAGCAGACCATTGACCAGGATTACCGCCCTTAGAACCAGCCATAATGCGGTCCTTAATACGTTCTCGTAATTCTGGTTTGGTATATGCCATTACTTCTTCTTAGCCTTCTTCATTACGCCTGAAACCTTCTTCAAACGTGGGTTAGCCTTGACTGCAGCAGGTGATGCCTTACGAGCACCAGCAGCAAGGATTGCTCCAGCACGTTCCATAGGAATTCCTTGCTTCTTAGCAATCTCTTTTTGTACTGCCTTAAATCCGCGATGTGCTTTCTTTTTCATTTCTTCTTACCAGAAATTCTCTTGCCAGTTTTGTCATCGTAACGAGCACCCATAAAAATTGCACCAGCAAGTTGTCCTGTAGCCTTTCTAAGATTATTGCTAGCCTGTGAAGCACGGGCTTGTGACCCAGGTTGCTTGATACCTTGAACTCCGTATCTTGCTTCGTAATTAGCCCTAGAAAATTTATCAGCCGCTTTATTGCGGTCTGAAATTTCTTTCTTAAGGTTGTCTAGATATGACATCTTCTTAGCCATTAGTACATACCTCCAAATAATCCACGCTTTGCAGCCTTCTTGGCTGTCTTCTTAGCCTTCTTCTTAGGACCATATTCCATCTTGCGCTCTTTAGCGCCTTCCATCTTTTCGTGCTTCTTCTTTGCTGCCATTGACTTGTACTTCTCGCCTTTAACTGACATGGTTACATGCCCTTCTTGCGGTTCATAGTCTTCTTCTTAGCAGCCTTCTTAACTACCATCTTCTTACCAGACTTCTTAGCATCAGCCTTAGCCATTGCCATTCCCTTTGCTGTGTATGGGTATTCTTTTTTTCCTACCATTGGCATTAGATTGCTCCTACTTCTTTGAGTGTAGATACTGTTTTTTCTTGGATTATCTTGCTATCACCCATGGTGTTGGCATCAAATGCCTTGCCCATGACATCAGAGGCACGACGTGCTTCCTGAATTTTTTTCATACTTGTGCCAGCAGGTTGGATACCCTCAGCGCGTGCTGCGCGATAGGCTTCTAACTCACCGTCCCATTTCTTGTTACTTACCATCTTCTGAGATGATGCATCTCCTGGGTTCATTTGAAGCCCAATTACCTTGCACCCAAAGCAACCTTCAACGTCCTCTGGATGGTCTAATCTGTGTCTCATACCGTCTCCACTGTGTAGCCTGCAGCCTCTAGTGCTGCCTTTTCCCCTTCACTGACTTCATACGAATATCCACCAATGTAGGCAATCTCTGCTGCTTGTACTTCTTCGCTTGATGGATAACGCATTTCGTAGTATTCGCCTTGTATCTTCAAGACTGTAACGCCTCTTACAAGCCTGTAACGGCCAAATAAGCGACCTTCACCTGCAGGGCCTTCGCTCACTGTAGGTGTTCTGAATCTGTATGCCATTTAGCCTCCTAAGCCGTTTTATGGATAGAGCAGGAGTTGCCCCCTGCCCCACCCATCTAATTACTTATTAGACGCGAACAGACGATGCTGTTTCAATGCGGTATAGAGCCTCTGGACGATAGATAGACCAGTTGATGATTCCATGCCAGCCGACTGGACGGAAACGGTTCAACTTGTCAACAACGTTACCAAACTCAATGCCTGGTTCCTTCCATACTGCCTCAGCAAGTGCTTGCTGTCCTAGTACGTAAGTGTTGTAAACGCGTGTTACTGGAGTAACTGTTAGTGTGTTTGTTCCAACAGTTCCTGAGTTAGCAACAGACACTGTAAGTGTTGTGTTTGTTGTACCAACTGAGATAGCAGTAATCTTTGCAGAAGCGCCAACGTTGGTGCCAGAGATTTTATCTCCAACCTCAGCGAGGCCACCGAATGCGCCATTTGCTACTACGATTGTGAATGCGCCAGATGCACCGCTTACTGCAGGTGCAGTAGCAAGTGCTGTCTGGTCTGCTCCACCCATTGTGTTTGTCATGCGTGGTGTCTCGATGAAACGGACACCTTCCCATGCGCCAAGTTCACCAGCAAGTAGTGGACCAGCGTTCTGGTACTCGTGTGGTGTACGCCAGATGTTGTTACCTGTCTCTGTACGTAGGTCGTGTGAAACTTCTGGGTGGATGTATGAAACATACATTCCGCCACGAGTTACAACGTTAGCAGCACGCAACTTTGTTACAGCGTAACGTACGTCGCGTCCCTTGAATGTGTCTGTTGAAGCAACAGATGTACGAGCAGCAGTTGTTGATAGTGCTCCGCCAGCCTCACGGATGACGTTTGTACCTGCATCTAGAACAGCAGCAATTCCGTTGTCTAGTGTTACTGCCATGTTGTATGCAACTGCGTTAGCAATCCATGGGTCTACATCAGCAAGAGTCATAAGTGACAACTTGCGTGTTGGTAGTACTACGCGACCTAGTTCTGTCTGTGTGACATCTAGTGTTGTAGTTGCTGGTAGTGCTACTGCATCTGGGTCTACAGTTTCCTCAAGTGTTGCACCAGCAATTGTGGTGTCAGAGATATCATTGTGGAACTGGAAACGAATTGAAGAACCGTCGTGAGTTGGGTTTCCGACCTTCTTGTCCGCAATTGCGCGGAACTGTGGTGTTGAGCGTAGGTTGATTTCAATCAACTTGTCATACGCCAACGTTACTAGATTGGAACCTAACCCCGAGGTTGTGGTTGAAAAGACATCAGGCATTTGCCGATATCCCCTTTCTGGTTAGTGTGCGGTTTTTACTGACCGCTTAGAATGGATAGAATTTCTTCTTCTGTTGTTGCGTTAGCAAGACGATTTTGTAAATCGTTAGAAGAAGAAGGTGTCTCTGCTCCAGTTAGCACTGAATCCATTTTCTGCATAGCAGCGATATCATCTTGGTTAATTGCTGACTTAGGTGCTGGTGTGTATCCGAAGACCTCACCATTGGCATCTAGCCAGGCATTGATAGCATCCTCAGATGCCTCGATATCAGATGGAATGAATTGTGCAATCTTTTGATTGACACCTTTGGATGTAAGTACATCCTTTAGAATCCGCTCTTTTTGGGCCTTGGTGAGTTCACCATATGACGTTTCTAATTCCTTGTTTCTGCGCTGCTCAGCCTTTAGTTGCTTTCGTAGTCGCTTAACAAGGTCTGAATCTGATTCAAACACAGGAGTGCTTGTATCTTCATCGTCTTCGTCATCTGCCCAGTAGTTGTCGCGGTTTTCGCTCATAGCGAGTCTCCCTTATTAGTAGTTGTCGCACACCTCAATATCAGACGGGGTATCTGCATTGGCTTGTACTATCGGTCTTGTACGCCCCCTGGGGCCGATGGGTCCAGGTGGGGATTCTTTATAGGATTCCTAGTACGTTAGTTTGACGTAAGGAACTTGCTGTAGTACCTGCTGAGCCTTGGAATGCTCTGATTTCTTGTTCCTTTAAGCGCTTACGACGCTCAGACTCAAGACCACCAAACTCTTCCTTTTCAAGTTCTGCTTGAATCTGACCCATCGTGGCTGCACGATTAGTCTCATAGATTCCAGAAAGTTTAGTTGTAGTACCAAGTTGAGCAGCGATGTTCTCAAAGCCTTGGGCTGCAAGTGTTGCTGCACCTTGTTCGCTAATGCCCTTCTCAACCATTGTTGATGCAAGTGCCTTAAAGCGTTCACTATTGAACTGAATACCAGATTGAGCACGACGAATAGCCTCTGCTGCAAATGCTCCAGTAGTACGATTAAGATTGAGTTGCTCTTGGCCAATCTTAGGGTCCATGAAGAAATCCTTAAGGTCAGCAGCAGTTGCAATATAACCAAGTTTTTGTAGAGACTCAACATAGGCTGGGTCTTGGTTAACTGATTTAAGAGTAGCAATATTTGCTCGCTCAGCAAGGTCCTTAGTAGTTACGTTATTCTTTACGTAGTTTTTTAACGCATCCTTTTCAAGATACTTCTTGCTAAGTGAATACTTATCAATAACTTCTTTGTAGCCTTCTACTGCATTAAAGATTTCATTTGCAGATTTAGGAATTACAAGACCCTCATTAAGATAGCCATATTCTGTATAGAAAGGTGAGGTAATCTTTGAGCCACTCTTAAGTGTGTACTCCTTGTTGTTAAGGAATATCTCTGTAGCATTATCATAGTCAAGACCCTCTTTGAGAAGAGATGTCAAGAAAGATGTAGATGAGTCAATAATTCCAGCAGAGAATCCAAGTCCACGTAATGCTGCCTTGAGCACGTCAATGTTGGTTGTTACTCCACCGCCTGCACCACCAGCAGCACCGCCAGCACCACCAGTGCCAGACATATCGCCTGCACCACCTGTACTAGAAATAGTTCCATCAGCATTAAAACGTATAAAATCAGAACTAAAAGGAATCTGATTTGAATTGTAAGTGCTGAAATCAAGTCCAGTGACATCTCCAGAAGGTTGTTCACCTAAAGTGTATCTTCCTTGAGCATCAATGCTTACTTGGAATCTAGTAACAGGGTCTATAGCCATACCACCGCCAGCACCAATTTTATTAAATTCTTTTAATTGCTCTGGAGTAAGTTGATTTTTAGTTGGGTCTACTACAAATCTTTTTGAACTCT